CCATCGCCCCGGAGGCGATGGTGTCCGCCGCCTGGGCCTGGGCGTCCTGGAGTTCCTGATACTTATCCACGTATCCCTGCAGAGCTTCCGCCCCGCCGTCGGCGCTGGAATTGATGGCGTCGGCGATCCCCGCCACGGCGTTCACCGCGTCGGCGCTGCCGTCAGTGAGGTGGCCCCAGATGCCGGACAGGTCCACACCCGCGTTCTGGGCAGCCTGCTTCACCGTCTCCAGGTTGGTGTCGTAGTTATTCCAGTAGTCGATCTGAGACTGGATGTTCTCCTGCAGCGTGGACAGGGAAGTGGCGGACACCTCCGCCGCCTGCTCCCACAGAGAGAACTGCCCCTCCAGACTCTCCCGTGCTGAGGCATAGGCCTGGGTATAGGCCGTGTTCAGGCTGGACAGAGCGCTCTCCAGATTCTGCGTCGCCGCTTCCGCGCTGCCTGCCGCATTCCCGGCCCCCGCAATCTCCGCTTCGAACTCTCCGATCTCGGCGTTCACGCCGTCCAGGGTCCCCTCCAGGTCCTCCAGCTCCTGCTGGTACGTGGCCACGTCTGCGGCGGCGTCCTGATAGTTCTGCCGGTCCTGCTTGGAGGCGCCCCGGTCCTGTCCGCTTTCCAGAGCGTTGAGCCGCTCCTGAGCGGCGGCCAGGTTTTCCACGGCCTCCTTCCGCTGGTCCTCCAGGCGCAGCTTCTGCGTGTAGAGGTCGATGTTGTGCTGCATCTTTTCCTCTTCATACTGCTGCTTTGCCTGGGCCTGGGCCATCTTCCGGATGGCGTCGGTGTTCTTGTTGAGTTTCCCGGTGGTCTGGTCGTAGGCCAGCCCCAGGCCGGGCACAGAGCCGTTCAGCCGCTCCACGATGGATGCCATCTGCTGCTGCTCCGCAGCGGTCAGGTGGCTTTTACCCGCCAGCTGATCCAGCCGGTAGGCAAGGGCCTGGGCCTCGGCGCTCTGGTCGGAAATACCGTTGACGGTCTCCTGATAGCTGTCGTGAAGCTCCTGCACGGAGTCGATCACGCTCTTGTTCTCCGCCTGCCAGTCCGCCAGGGTCTGCTTGTTGGCCTCGTAGGCTTCCGTCAGCTCGTCGATATGGGCCCGGAGGGCGATGGTCGCCTCCGTGTCCTGGAACTTGCCTTCCATGGCCTTGTTGTAGGCGGCGGTGGTCTGCTGGATCTCCTGGTACTGCTTCCTCTGGGCGGCGGTGAGCTGATACACCTCGTCCCGGTTCTGCTTTGCCGCGTCCGCCCCGGCGATCCCCGCCACAGCCAGTCCCGCAAAGGCCCCGGCCAGCAGGATGACGGGGTTTGCGCTGAGTGCGCCTATGATCAGAGGCAGGACCTTCGCCGCAGCTGCGAATGCTACGATCCCGGCCACAGCAGCCCCCAGCCCGGCGGCAAGCGCCGCGACAGCCTGGGTGATCTCCGGGAACGCCCCGGCAAAGCTCGCCATGGCCGACATGGCCTCCGTCCCGACCTGCACAAGCCCCCGCAGGATCGGGATCAGCGCAGCGCCTACGGATTCCTTGAACGCCTCCGCCGCGGAATTGGCCAGGGCCAGATCCCCCTTGAGGTTGTCCAGCTTGATCTGAGCCATCCGCTCGGCGGCTCCGGCGCTGTCGTTGATGGCGGAGGTCAGCTTGTTGTAGTCCTCTTCCGTGGCGTTGAGGATTGCCAGCAGTCCGTTGTACCCCCGCTTTCCGGCGATGAGCATAGCGTTCTGGACTTTTTCCGCGTCGGACATCTGGGAGAAAGCTCCCCGGAGCTCGTCCAGGGTCTCCTTGAAGCCCTTCATGGTCCCGTCCGCCTGGAGGGCGGTAAACTCATACTCGCCCAGGGCCTCCCCGGAGAGGGTAGCCCCTTCCAGCAGGCCGTTGAAGGTGTTCTTCAGGGCGGTGCCCGCGATGGAGCCCTTGATGCCGGCGTTGGCCATGAGCCCCACGGCTGTCGCCACGTCCTCCACGCTGTAGCCCAGAGCCCCGGCGATGGCCGCACTCTGCTTGAAGGTCTCGCCCATGATGGACACGGAGGTGTTGGAGTTGGTGGCCGCAGCCGCCAGCACGTCGGCAAACCGGCTGGTGTCGGAGGCCTTGAGTCCGAAGGCCGTCAGGTTGTCCGTCACGATGTCGGATACCATGGCCAGGTCCTCCCCGGAGGCGGCGGCCAGGTTCAGCACGCCGTCCATGCCGGAGATCATGTCCTGGGCCTTCCAGCCCGCCATGCCCATGTAGGTCATGGCGTCCCCGGCCTCCTGGGCCGTGAAGACCGTAGTGGCCCCCAGCTCCTTGGCCTTGGCGCTGAGCTCCTCCATCTCCCCGCCGCTTGCCCCGGACAGGGCCTCCACCGTGGACATGGTGGACTCAAACTCGGCCGCGATGCCCACGCACTCGGCGAAGGCGTCGTAGATCTGTTTCAGCCCGGCGACGATACCGGCTGCTGCCATGGCGGAGGCGGCAGCGTCAAAGGCCTCGGCCATGGCCTGGCCGGACCTCTGGGCGCCCTCGGCAACCTGCTCCTGCTGGTTCTTCAGCTGGCCCATTTCCTGCTCCAGCCGCTTGCTCTCGCTGGTCAGGTGGTTGGTGTCGACGCCGGCCTGCCGCAGCCGCTCGCCGGTCTGGCTCAGCTTCTGCTGCTGCTGCTGGAGCTTGCCGTTGGTGTTGTCCACCGTCTGCTCCAGCTTCTTTTCCTCCCGTTCCAGGGCGGTGGTGGACTGTCCGGCAGCCCGCATTTCCTCCTTCTGCTTGTTCAGCAGACGCTGCTGCTCCTTCAGCCGTTCCAGCTTCCGGGTGGTGGCCTCGATGGCCTGCTGCTGCTTCTGGTAGGAGGAGATGTCTCCCTGGACGGAGTTGAGCCGCTGGATCTCCTGCTGCATCTTCGATAGTTCTTGCTGAGCCTTCGAGAAGGTGGAGGAAAAACTCCCGTCCGCCTTCGCGCTCAGAATGAACGACATTTTGCTTTCTTTGCCCGCCATCGTCTCACCTCCTGCTGTTCTTGTTCAGTTCCCGCTCCCTGTCCTTCTGGATGCTGTTGTTCGCCTCCACCCAGGCCATCAGCTCAAGCAGAGGCAGCTCCAGCCAGTAGGAAACGGGGGTGCCTTTCGTGTTTTCCGAGAGGATAAAGCAGAGGCGGCGCAGAAGCGCGCCGCCGTCGTGCATTATCTCCCCGAAGACACCAAAAAACGCTGTACCGCGCTGCAGATGGCGTCGAAGTCCTTCACCGGCAGGTTCGGCAGCAGGTCCGGCGGGATCTTCTCCTCGCAGCACCGGGCCGCGTAGCGATACTGATAGTCCACGTCAAAGGTCTTGGACACCAGCATGATCCCCCGCATCCGCAGCTCCTGGGCAACGGCGATGACGTCCTTGCCCTTCATGGAGCCGAAATCAAAGGTCAGCTGCTCATACTCGGTGCCGCCCCACTGGAAGGGCTCGGTGAATACATGGACATACCTGGTGTTGTCGGACACGACCTCCAGCTCCGGCTCTTCCGTGCCGGCGGGCAGGTTGGTTTTCTCTTCGCTCATGATGATTCGCTCCTTTCATCACAGAAAGGGGACGGATGACCCGTCCCCTTTTCGTTGCTCTGTATCAGGCCCGGCCCAGGGCTCTGCGGGCAGCAGCCATGTGGTCCACGCCGTTGATGTTGCAGATCTGATTGAACTGGTCGATCTCGAACCGCTTCTCGTCGTCCTTGTACCCGGCGAAGTAGTACACGGCGTACTCGCCGGAGGCGTCGCTCTGGGCGGCGGGGGCGATGGTCCCGCCCTTCATGTTCTTGGGGAAGACCACCAGCTCATAGCGGTCGGCCCAGATGACCTTGTCCACGTCCACCGTGTCCCAGTCCTGGCCGGCGGCCATGATGGTGATGTTGTGCTTCTTGGGGGAGGCCAGGTCGACGGCACTGTCCGTCACGCTCTTGAAGTTGAGCGTCAGGGTCATGGCCTCCAGCATGCCGGCCAGAGGCGTGTCCACCGTGCCGCCGACGCCCGCCCCCGTCAGGGAGGCGGACATAAAGGCGATATCAGGCAGGGCCACGTCGGCCACGCCGATCAGCGTCCGCCCGTCCTCATAGACGAAAAAGTCAAGATATGCTTCAGGATGGATCATCTTGTCTCACTCCTCTCTCAGGCGAAAACCTGGCTCAGATAGTTCGCGTCGTACTCCAGGAAGAAGTCGATCTCCTGGGCGGGGCTGGGCGGCGTCATGTAGACGTGCAGGCGGATGATGCCGGCCATGAGGTCCGTGTCGGGGTTCTCCTCCTCCAGCATCACGCACCGGGCGCCCAGCACATACTCGCTGCCCACCAGGCCGTTGAGCCACAGGTTGCAGGTGGTCAGGATGGTGTTCACCAGCCGCCGGTTCAGGGGGCTGTCCAGCCGGCTCCAGAAGGTCTGGATCAGGGTGTTGCTCACCCAGCCGAACATCCGGGAGACGGGGATGAAGTAATCCTTGACGTCGGTGTTGGCGGGATAGGCGGCGGTGTAGTTGCCCCAGCACACCCAGCCGGAGGCCAGGAAGTTCAGGGCGGTCACCACGCCCGCGTTCACCACCACGTCCGCCTGGGCCTTGGTCTGCAGGACCTCGGTGCCGTCGGCCAGGATGAGGCTGTCCATCTGGAAGCCCTTGTTGGAGGGGCTCTCGTAGGGGCAGCCGTTCCCGGCGTCCACCTTGGCCATGAGGCCGGCAAGCTGGGTGGACATGTGGAACTTCTTCCCGGCCAGGCTCATCATGGGCCAGCAGACGATCTGCTCGGGGGCGGTCAGGCTGGCCGCAGCCTTGGCAGCCGCCACGCCGCTGTAGCTGGTGACGCCGCCGGAGGCGCAGTTGAGGTCGATCAGGGCCTTGGCGTCAAAGAGGCCGTTGAGCCCCTCCGCCTTGGCGGTCATCAGGGCGGCGACGCCGTTGTCCTGGGAGTAGCCGGGGGCGCAGATCAGGTCGGGGATGACCCCCGCCGTATTCATGCACAGGTCGATGGCCTCCAGGCCGGTACCCACCACGGAGGTGGTGACGGCGGTGGGGTTGGCCTTGTCATAGGCCACGCTCAGGCTGGCTGCGCCGTAGTACTCGCTGGAGGACACCAGGGAGATCACCAGGCCCTCCTCCGTGTAGGCGGCGGTATAGTCCGTGTCCTTCACCAGCGTGGCCTCGTCCTCGCCGATGGTCTTGATCACCAGGGCGGCGGAGTTGATGGCGTCGGCGGACAGGACCAGCCGGTGGTCCGTCACGGTCATGGAGGACGCCGCCACAGCGGTCTTCATGGTGCCGGGGGCGAACACGTTGCAGAAAATGACCGGCTGGCAGCCGTACAGCCGGAAGTGGGAATAGGCGAACTCACACAGGGTGTAGCTGGCCCAGTCCTCGGAATAGCCGAACTTCTCCACGAACTCCTCCCAGCTGGTGCAGAGGGTGGGGATGCCGGCGGCGGCAGGGGTCTCCGCCATGTGGGCGGGGGCCCCGCCGATGACAAAGGGCACGCCGCAGGGGGCGACAAGGGGAGTCGCAACGCCCGTGGGCTTCTGGGTGGCGAATACGCCATGTTTAGCGGACATAAGTGTTTACCTCCTGTCTCAGGGATTGATAAGCGCCGCCCTGACCTGGGCGGCCTGAACATACCGGGCGGTGCCGGGCTTCTTCACTTCCAGCCTGGCAAGGGGCAGGTCCTCCAGCCCCACCAGCAGCCCGGCCATGGCGGGGCAGGCCTCCAGCTCCGCGGCGAGAACTGCCCGAGCCTCCGCGCCGGAGGTGAAGACCGCGCCGTACAGGATCCTGCCCCGGACGGTGGGGCCGATGTACACCTGGCAGCCGGCCTCCTTGACAGCGGGCCCTTCAGGCTGAGCGGAAACGGGTTCAGGCTGAGACTCTGCCTCTTCCTCCCGGACAGACCGGGGCTCTGCCGCGGCCGTCCGGACGGTCTCCTCCGGAGCCTGCTCCGCTTTCTCCGCCGGCTTTGCTTCGGACGCGGCGGTCTCCGCAGCCTGGACCTTGTCCTCCCCGGCTGCAGCTGCCGCGTCCTTCTTCAGTGCTTTGCTAGCCATGCTTGATAGTCCTCTCTTTCCACGGCGGGGAGGGTCCATCGGCCCACCATTTCGCCGTTATAGTAAGGGGGAGACAGCTCATAGTTGATCCCCCAGGCCAGGCCCTCGGCCTCGACCAGGGAGAACTGCCCCCCGATGTTGGGATGCTTGAGGAAGGCGATCCGCACCCGCTCCATGAGCTCCAGCAGGGCCAGTCCGCCCTCCTCCCCGTCCGGGTGGTAGACGGTGAACACCAGCCGGATCATGACGTCGGAGCTCCGCCGCTTTCCGGCGGCCTGGCTGTCCTCCCCCTGGACGGGCTGGAGGACGATATATGGTGCCTTCTTGACGGCGGATTCCGTGTCCGGCAGCCGGACCAGCCAGACGTCAGCCGGTCTCTCGGTCTCCCAGTCGCCGGCCTTCTGAGTTCGGACCGGCAGGGGCAGGTCCTTCACCGCCTCCTCCACCACATCCTTCATGCGTTTTAACAGTATCGTCGTTATCATAGTTTCCTCACAGACCCGCAAGGATGCGGTTGATCTCCACCTCGATGCGCTTCTCGAAGGTCTCCATGGTGGTCTTTTCCATGAGCTCTACGATCTCATCGTTCTTCATGATGCCGCCGCCGGACGGTCCCATGATCTTCTCGATGGGAAGTCTGGGCGTCCCGACGCGCTCGAAAATGTGGCCGTTGGGGCCGGAGAAAGCGTGGGCCAGCGTCCCGCCGCCTCCCCGCTTGACCTGGACGAACACTCCGTTGGGCCTGCGGTCCTTTGCGGAATACCGGTTCAGCCCGATCACGGTCCCGCTGAACTCCAGCGTAAAGCCGTCGCTCACGGTCAGGCGCTGTTTGGTCTTTGCCATGAACGATCCCACGGACAGCGTGTATTTCTGCGCCACGAAACGTCCGGCCTTCGTCCTGGCCTGTTCTCCGGCGCGTTTGGCAGCTGCCGCGATGGCCTGCTGCGCCCCGCCGGGGACCCCGGCAAGAATTTTGTTCAGACGTTCCAGGACCCCGTTGTCGGCGACCTGTATCTGCAGTCCGCTCATTCGTCCAGCACCTCCAGCTCCAGCCGGACCATGCCCATGGCGCAGGCGGACGCGGCCACGTAATAGGTCCGGAAGAAGCCCTCTCCGTCGCCGATCCGGATCCGGGTGCCCTGCTCAGGCTGGTTCCCGCCCAGGTCGGCCCGGTCGAAGTGGATCACATGGGCGGCCTGATAGATGCCCTGGGCGTGGTCGTCCGCCAGCCTGGAGCGCTCCGACTCCCTCCGCCCCGTCAGCACCACGGGGATGTCCTTGTAGGTCTCCCCGTCATACACGATGGTCCGAAGCTCGCCGAACTCCTCCGTGTTGAGAAAGACGGCCTGGATATCGGAGGCCACCATGTCCTGGAAGTCGCTCACAGCACCGGGGCCTCCGCCCCCAGCTCAGGGGGCTCCTCCCCGTCCTCCACGCCGTCCTCACCGGCGATCCGGTCGATCAGGTCCTGCTTTCTCCTGCAGTCGGAGACGTCCAGCCCCAGGTCCAGCGCCATCGCCTTCAGCTGCGCCACGGTCATATCCTCCAGCGCGGGAGACTCGCCGGCGGCAGGGTTTTCCTCCTGCTCCGGCTCAGCCCAGGCGGGAGGCGCGTCACAGGGTTCGGCCAGCTCCCGGGAGATCAGCTCCCGGGCCTCGTCCTCCGGCAGTTCTGCGGTTTCACCGGGCCGGATCAGCCGGTTCCTTCCGCTGATTCGCAGGCCGTAGCCGGTGTGCAGTTTCACAAACATACCAGACGCTCCTTTCCGTCAGGGAGTCACGACGTCCGCGGCGTAGATATAGGGGCAGTAGCTCTTGGGAGCGGCCAGGGGCCGGGCAGCCAGGCGCAGCTTGCGGATGTCTCTGTCCTGATCCACCACCAGCTTGGGCACGCGGGCGGCGGCATAAGTGGAGAAATCCGTGGCGCCGAAGTCCAGCTGGCTGATCTGGCCGTACATCATGTGGCCGCAGCCGGGGGCGGTGACCAGAGCGGAGGACCTGGGGAACATCTGCTGAGACTGATTGCTGTCGTCAACATAGGACTCGTCCACGCTGAAGACGTTCAGCAGGTAGCCGCCGAAGTTCAGCTGGCCCAGGAAGACGACGCCCTCATAGCCGGACAGCTGCTCCTGGATCTGGCCGATCAGCACGCCGGAAGTGGTCTCCAGCTTGCTGCGCAGGGCGGCGTCCTCCAGCAGGCAGTCGGCGGCGTCGGTGCCCAGAAGCAGATCGGCGGCAGGCAGCCCGCGGGTGCTGAGCATTTTGCACATGTTCCGCACGTCGCCCCGGATATCTCCGCTGTTGCCGTCCCAGCGATTGCCGGCGGCTACGGTGTAGGTGTGCTCGGAGGTGCTGTCGTAGAACTGGACATACTCCTTCTCGCCCATCGTGTCGGCGTCAACATAGGTCTGCATGGTGCAGGCGTTGTTGATCATGACCTGGGCGGCCATCCACTCTTCCCGGGCGGAGATCCGGCGGTCCATGTCCTGCATATCCTCCAGCAGCAGCCGGGCGGCCCGCTCGGCGGGGGTGGACACGGCATAGATGGCTTCACCGAATCCTCTCTGCGCCAGGTCGTCCAGAGTCAGCAGGCGGGAGGGGGCGATATAGGCCGGCTGATACTCATGCACGGCGTAGCCCCGTCTGTCCAGAGGAATGTCCCCGGCCCGGCGGGAAACGAAGGCGGCCAGCTTTCTGTCGCCTCTGCGGTATTCGGTGAGGACCTTATCGGAGGCAAAAATGTCTCCTGCCCCCGTGGGGAAATAGCGGTCCTTGATGAAGGAAGGCGCAGGCACGACCTCCTCCGCGATCGCCATAAGAGTATAGGTCTCGAAGAAATTCATGGATCATTCCTCCTCAGTTGGCGGCGGACGCAGCCTTGAAATAGATGCCGAGTCCGCGCAGCGTGTCCTTGTCAGCGTCGCTGAAGGTATAGCTATCAGCCACGGTGCACTTGTCAGGGTCAAAGCAGCCGGCGGTATAGACCGGAACAGTCTCATCGGCTGCGGTGCCCACTTCGATGTCATCGCACAGGATGCAGTAGGGGGTCAGGGTTTCGTTGGAACCGGCGGTGGTGCCCAGGATCACAAGTTTGCCGTCTCCGGCGGTGCCGGAGCTCTTGGCCAGGATGGTCCCCCGGACCAGGGTGGCGGCAGTGCCAAGCTTGCGGATGGTGCCGCCCTGGACCACAGGCTTGGGAGCGACGTCGGTGATCAGGCCGTCAAACTCCATCTCGCCGACCTTGGAATACAGATTCTTCATGGGTCAGTTTTCCTCCTTTCTGCCGAGCAGGCTCTTCACGGCAGCTCTTGCCTCCTGCATCTTCTGCTCGGGGTCGCTGATTTCCGGTGCTTCCTGCGGAGCAGGCGCGGCGCCGACCTTGTCCGTCCCGGACTCTTCGGCGTCCTCTTTCGCGTCCGCCAGAAACTTGCTGCCTGCCTTAGCGGCCATCTGCGCCGCTTTCAGGGCCAGCTCTGCGGCGGTGCAGGGCGTCTGACCGTACTTGGCCTCCTGCACCAGGGCCGGGTCAAAGAGGCCGGCCACTTCGTCAATGGCCGCCAGACGGTCCCGCTCCGCCTGGACGGCAGCGTTTACCGCCTCGGTGTGGTCCGCGGCAGCCAGGGCCTCGGCCTCCACCTGGGCGACCTGTTCCGGGTACTGTGCCCGGAGCTCGTCGATGGACATAGAAATGTCCTCCTTTCCGCCGGGATCCTCCGGCTGTTTAGTGATTGTCTCCACCGGGGCGATCGCCTCGGAATCGACCGTAGGGATGTTGTCGGGCGCGAACTGCCCGGGGGCCAGGTGCATCTGACGGCCCCGGACGTAGAGGCTTCTCCCGTCCGCGCTGGCCGCGACGCCCACGGGCTCCGCGTCCTCGATGAGCTCGTCCACGAAGCCCTTCTCCATGGCCTCTCTGCCTGTCATGTAGGTGGTCTCGCCCATCATGTGCAGGAGCCTGGTCTCGCTCATGCCTGTCTTCCTCTGATAGATGGACACCTGGGCCTTGTCCCATGCGTCCATGCTCTCCGCCTGCTCCCGCAGCTCGTCGGCGTTGTACCCGCCCCAGAGGAAGGACCAGCACTTGTGGATCATGATGAGGCTGGAGGGGTTTGCTTTGACCGTGTCGCAGGCGCACATGATGAGGCTGCCGCCGCTCATGGCAACGCCGTCCACGATGCAGGTCAGCTCGGTGCCGTTCCTGGCCATCTCTCTGAGCCGGTTGTGGATGGTGTTGGCCACCATCGCATCGCCGCCGTAGCTGTTCATCCGGATGGTGAGGTCCTTACAGCCCTCGACGGATTTCAGATCCTCCAGAAATTCGGACAGAGTGATGAACTGCCCCTCGATGGGGTCTCCCCACCAGTCCACAGGCTGGCTCTCATAGATATCCCCGTACATGGTCAGCTCGGCGGAGCTGCCGTCCACACTGGCCAGGGCGTACACAGGCTTTTCGATATGGACCTTCGGTTTCATAGCGGATTCCTCCTTTTCCTATTCCTCGGCGGGGCTGGTGTCTCCCTCTTCGCCCTCGGCGTTGAGGTTGGCGGCCCCGGCCCCGGCGGGGTCGACGCCGGCTGCCCGGAGCATCTCCATCTCCCGGGCCAGCTCCTCCATGTTCTCTTCCCAGTCGCCGCCGCCTCTCTCTCTGGTCACCTGTTCGTGGGTCTTGATGCCCCGGTCGATGAGCAGGATGTCGGCCTTGGCCTCCTTCAACGGGTCCAGAGATCCCTGGACCGGTCCGATCCACCGGGCGCCGCTCCACGCCGCGCGGAGGAGCGGGTCGTCAAAAAAGCCCGGAGCCCTGATGCGGCCCAGGGCGACCGCCTCCGCCAGCCAGGCCTGATAGACCGGCTGACAGAAATCGTCCACGAACCAGCTCCGGCGCATCTTCACGCCCTCCCAGGCCTCCAGCAGAGCCCCCCGGGAGGCGGAATAGGAGCTGTTGAACTCCTTGAGGAGCACGTCATAGGGCAGCTCCAGGGCCGCCCCCATCTGCCGACAGATGGATTTCGTAAAAGCGTCGAAGTCGGCTGTGGGGATGTTGGGATTGCCGAAGGTGATCTTCTCGCCCTCGGCCAGGTGGTTCACCGTTCCCGGCCCCATCTCGTACTCGTTCTCGCTCCTGGAAACCTGGTCGTCCTCCTCCGTGCCGGTGCCGTCAATGTCCCCGGAGCCGACCTCGTTGAAGGGGATCTCCAGGGGGCTGGTCTCCGTCTCGATCCAGGCGGTAAAGAAGCTCTGGATCAGAGCGGCCATCAGCTCGGACTCCGTATACCGCCGCAGCTGCAGCAGGGGCTCGATGATCTGGGCCAGATAGCAGACGCCCCGGTACTGGTCCGGCCGTTCCGCGTCCATGATCTGCAGGATGTTGGGGATGCCCGTCCTGGCTCCCACCGCCAGCACCCGGCTCCACTCCAGCTCTGCCGGCTCTGCCCGGTACTCGAAGGGATAGCGGTTGCTGATGTGATAGGCGACGATCCGGCCCCGGTCGTCGACCTCCACGCCGTCATAGATGATGTGCCCTGCGCCCGGGTCTCCGGGGGAGACCTTCCCCTCCACGACGCCCGCCTCCATGAAGCCGCCGTTGTAGGCCGAAGGCGTGCTCACCCGGTCCGCCTCTACGACATGCAGGCGCAGGGTGTAAGGGTTCAGCGGCTCCGGGGCATAGCGCTTGAGCAGGACGAACACGTCCCCGCTCACCAGCCAGGACTTCAGGACCAGCTGTTGGATGGCGGTGAAGCTGTTCAGCCCCAGGGCGTCGCAGTTCTCCCGCTTTCCCGCCCAGAGGGCAAATTCCGCCTCCGTCCTCCGCTGCCATTCCTTGGCCGCCTCCGGGGTCAGACCCAGCACGTCCCGGTCGACGGTGGCTTTCAGGGTGAGCCCCGTCCCCACCACCTTTGTCCGGTTGGTGTTGATGGCGCTGGTGGCCACCGGGGAGGACATATAAAGAAGCCGGGCCCGCTGCCGCAGGGTCCGGTTGTTTCGGTTGATATCCTCATTGGGGGAGCCGCTGTTTGGAATGAAGGATTTCAGCGCCCGGCGGGTCGTGCTGGCCCCGGCCTCGCTGTATCCCTTGACCATCGGTGCGGTCCCTGTCTTTCTTGCTTTCATCGTCCACCTCACCAGTCTCTCGGGATGATGCCGAAGGCCTTCCGGGGGCGCTTGCCCTCCAGGGCGGCGGTCAGCTTGTCGATCTTCTGCTCGATCTGCTCCATCTCCTTCAGGAGATTGGGCGCGTCGAACTTGGTCACCGACCGGTCCTCGATGGTGTAGCTCTTGACGCCGCCCTCCACCAGGGCCAGATAAGCCGTCTGGAGCTTCTCATACATGCCCTCCCAGTAGGTCAGGCGCTCTCTGATGATCGTTTTATCTGCCATAGATATCACCACGCATCGTAAAACTTTTCCGCTCCGCCGCGCCTTTTGGCAGCGGGCTTCTTGGATTTCGGCTTCGGTGCGGACGGTGCCGCCTGCCCCCGGGCCTCCTTCAGCCGCCGGTCGATCTCATCCAGGTTCACCGGCAGGGCCTTGAAGGCCGCCAGGGCGTAGTTGCGGCAGTCCAGCGCCTCGTTGCGCTCATGGCCGGGGATCTTCACCCACTGCCAGGGCTGTTTCTTCTTCTCGTCGTAGACCAGGGTCTCGGACAGCAGGCCCTTGAAATACCCCGTGCCGTAGTCGTCCCGGCGGGGGAAGTGGCAATATTTCGAGCCCGGCGTCTGAACCTTCAGGTTGTCCATGATAATCTCCTTGCCGGCGTCAACGCCGATCTGGTACTGCCAGCAGGTGCCCACCATGACGTTCCGCACCATGATCTTCATCTTCTTCGGCGGGCCGGTATAGGGCTTGTCCCGCCCGGCCATGCCCTTGACGGCGAACAGCCGCTTGCCCTGCCGGGCCGCGCACTGCTGCCGGACGTCCATGGTGAAATGACCGCCCTCATCGTGAAAGGCCATGGAGATCCGCAGGCCCAGCCCGTCCCGGAACCGATACACATGGTCCAGGACATCGTCCAGCTGACGCCAGGTCTCCCCGTCGTCCGGCCGGCCCATGATGATGCCCTTGCGGATGCCCCAGGTCTCCCCGAAGTGTCCGTGTCCGAGGACCTCATACTCCAGCCGGTCGTCCTGAGTGTCGATGCCGCAGGTGAGCACCAGTACGCCATCCGGCACTTCCACCTCGGACCCGTCCTCCCGTTGGCCGTAATCCTCCCGGCGGGCCATCAGGCTGTCCTCGTCCTCCAGGTCGCCCCGGTCCTCCCAGAGCTCCCCGAAGCAGGTGTTGTAGACCACCTGCATCTTCCGGGCGCTGCCCACCGCCTGCAGGAATTTCAGCACGATGCTCTCCCAGCTGGCCCACTGACTGACGAAGGCGTTGAGCCAGAAGGACCGGGTGCCCTGCTCATAGGCGGCGGGATTTTCCGCCTCCCACCGCGCCGGCGCCCGCTTCATGGTCAGCTCATCGGACACCGCCCCGCAGCCGGGGCAGATATAGAATATCGTCTTGACCGTAAAGGTCTTCTGCCCGGCAACGATGCTTTCCTCATGTTCAAAGCGGATGTCGGACCACTGGATCTCATGGAAATCGCCGCAGTGGGGGCACCGGGACTTCCACCGCTCCATGGTCCCCTTGGCATAGGCCGCCTCGATGGCGGAGGCGTTCTTGATGGTCGGGGTGCTGACCTCAAAGGCCATCCGGTTATAGAACGTCGTCTGTCTGGCCATGGCCAGGTCCCAGGGGTCGCCCTCGTTGCCGGCGGACGTGGCCCACCGGTCCCGTTCGTCCCCGAAGACATACCGGATGGGCTTTGACGCCAGGGCGTGGGCCTCCGTGGAGCCGCACATGGTCAGGATGCCACCGGGATAGGTCTTCTGCAGGATGGTGTTCCCGCTGTCCCGGCTCTTGGGGTCCGACACCTTCTTTTTCAGTGTGGGGCAGTCCCGGATCATGGGCGCGATCCGGAGTTTGGAATACTCTTTCGCGTCGATGGTCGTCGGATGCACGAACAGGATGGAGCCGGGATCCTCGTCGATGATGTACCCGATGCAGTTGTTCAGCACCTCGGACTTACCAACCTGGGAGGCGGCGACCATCACCGTGTGCTGTACCTTCGGATCTGTGAAGCTGTCCATCACCTCCCGCAGATACGGGGTCCGGTCGGTCCTCCAGGGCCCCGGCTCGGCGGAGCTCTCGGAGGACAGCCGCCGCCGCTGTTCCGCCCATTCGGTCACGGTCAGGTCGTCCGGCGGCATCATCCCCGGCAGGAGCTTCCCCAGCAGACGGTTGAGCTTATCCTCGCCGCTCTTATTCGTCATCGTCGTCACGCTCCGACCAGTCCAGCCGCTCCCGGACCCGTTCCTCGTACTTTTTCGCGTCATACCGGTAGCCTGCCAGCTCCCGCATGACCTTATGGACTTCCTTCCGGATGACCTCTGACGCCTCGGATGGAGTAGAGCAGGCCGCCACATCCACGGCCAGCCGGCCGGGGAGGGCGATCAGAGCGCCCCGGATGGTATAGATCAGATCCTCCGTCATGGCGGCCACATCCTCGGAGCGGTGCATCTTGCCCTTCAGCTCCTGGGCCTCCAGCTCAGCGACCGTCGCCTTGCTGGTCTTCATCTTCGACTCAGCCTTCCGCCGGTCCCGCTCGATCTTCCGGTCCTCTTCGTCTTCCTTGCTGTTTTTCAGTATGGAGTGGTACTTCTGCAGGGTGTCGCCGGCCCGCATCAGGCCCCGGCTCACTGTGGTAAAGGTTCCGTCCTGGATCAGCTGCTGCACCCGCCGGGCAGACAGCCCCGTCAGGACCGCCATACTCGTGGTGTTCACCACTGTTTCTTCTGTGATCCTCACTTCGTCCGGATCCACGCTTCCGCCTCCCTTCCTGATTCTTCTGGAGCTGCCGGTCAGACTTGAACTGACGACCTATCGCTTACGAGGCGATTGCTCTGCCAACTGAGCTAAGACAGCATAAGAGCGGGCAGCAGCCCGCTCTATGGTTTTTTATGGACCGAGCTGGAGAAAACCACACGCAAAAACCATCCGGTCCTCTGGCGAGAGATGAGAGACTTGAACTCCCGACACACGGTTTTGGAGACCGCTGCTCTTCCAACTGAGCTACTCTCCCGAATCCAGGGCTCACCAGAATTGCACTGGAGCACCGTTCTTCCGCCGTTTATACGGAGGCGGCGAGACCCTTACCCTGATGTGATCTTATATTCGGAAGGAGCGAACAGGGAAAACGAGCAAAACCCTGCCCGATTTATCTCAACTTTCCGCAGAAAACCGCAGAAAGCGGACAAGCAATACACAAAAATCCACATCTGTTGCGTAACGAAGTGGTTGAAAATTCCATTACTAACTGATCGAAAATCGGGCGTCGGGGTCCCGAACCGCGGCGCCCGGCCGCTCGCAGTACCTTTTTCTTCTTCGGCTTTGCGGTGGGGGTGTGACGCGGG